GGTGGACGGCAACGGCACACTCTCGGCCGATCAGTATGACCGGCTGGTGACCGAGATGGAGATGCACCATCAGGGCGCGCGCAATGCCGGGCGGCCGATGTTGCTGGAGGGGGGGCTGGACTGGAAGCCGATGGGGTTTTCGCCGTCGGATATGGAATTCCAGAAGACCAAGGAGGCGGCGGCGCGCGAGATCGCCATCGCCTTTGGCGTGCCGCCGATGCTGATGGGGATTCCGGGGGATGCCACCTACGCCAATTATCAGGAGGCGAACCGGGCGTTCTACCGGCTGACGGTGTTGCCGCTGGCGGCACGGGTGACGGCGGCGATCTCGCACTGGTTGTCGGGGTTCAGTGGCGAGATGGTCGAGGTGAAGCCGGATTTGGACCAGATCCCGGCGCTGGCGGCCGAACGCGATCAGCAGTGGGCGCGGGTCGGGGCGGCGGAGTTCCTGTCGGCGGCGGAGAAGCGGGCGATCCTGGGCTTGCCGGCACTGGGCGGCGATGAGTGAGCGCGGCGAGGGCGGCTCGCGGTTCCTGTATGACAGTTTCGATGTGGCGAGTGCGCGGATCGAGGCGAACGAGCGGGTCGCGCAGGAACGCTGGCAGGCGCTGGAATATCGGTTGAGCCTGATCGATGCAGGGCTGGAGCGAATGGAAAAGCGCATCTGGATCGGGGTCTGCGGGGTGGCGGTGTTCCTGCTGACGCAGGGGGCCGAAGCGTTGATTTCGGCGGCAACGAGGTGAAAGCGATGGACTGTGTGGAGTGGGGCGCGCCGGAACGCAAGTTCTCGCGGGTAGAGACGGCGTTGGTGGTGACCGATGGCACGCTGGTCGAAGGCTATGCCAGCCTGTTCGGCAAGCGCGATCAGGGCGGCGATGTGGTGGAGGCCGGGGCCTATGCGGGGTCGCTGGCGGCGCTGGCGCGCAAGGGGGCGCGGGTCAAGATGCTGTGGCAGCATGACCCGGCGCAACCGATCGGCGTCTGGGACGAGGTGCGCGAGGATGCCACCGGCCTGTGGGTCAAGGGGCGCATCTTGACCGAAGTGGAAAAGGGGCGCGAGGCGGCGGCCCTGCTGGCGGCGGGGGCGATCGACGGGCTGTCGATCGGCTATCGCACGGTTCGGGCGGAGCGCGACGGCAAGGGGCAGCGCCGCCTGGCAGAGTTGGAGCTGTGGGAGGTGTCGCTGGTGACCTTCCCGATGCTTCAGGAGGCGCGGGTGCAGGCCAAGGGCGATGACCTTGGTGCCGAGGCCTGGCGCGATGTGGCCGCGTTCCTGCGGGAGGCTACCGCGCTGATGGCCGGGCGGTAAGCGGCCTTTCACGACCAACCGAAGGGAAGACGACATGACCGAGAGAGACTCTCGGGCCGGGGCAGGTTTGCTTTCGGCCCAGCATCCGGGTGCGGAAGTGAAATCCGCGATGGCCGGGTTTCTGAACGCCTTCAAGGACTTTCAGGACGATGTGAAGACTTCATTGCAACAACAGGAAGAGCGACTGACCATGCTTGATCGCAAGACGATGACTTACGGACGCCCCGTGCTTTCGGCGCATGCCGAAATCGAAGTGCCGCATGTGAAGGCGTTCGACGCCTATCTGCGGTCGGGCGATGATGACGGGCTGCGCGGCCTTGTGCTGGAAGGCAAGGCGATGTCGACGGCGGTGGCCGGCGACGGCGGCTATCTGGTGGACCCGCAGACGGCGGACCGGATCCGCAGCCTGCTGGTGTCGACCTCGTCGATCCGGGCGATCGCCAATGTGGTGAACGTGGATGCGGTGTCGTTCGACGTGCTGATCGACCGCACGGAAGTCGGGTCGGGCTGGGCCACCGAAACCGGCGCGCAGGCCGAGACGGCGACGCCGACCATCGAGCGCATCTCGATCCGGTTGCACGAGTTGTCAGCGATGCCGAAGGCGAGCCAGCGTCTGCTGGACGACTCGGCGTTCGATGTCGAGGGCTGGTTGGCCGGCAAGATCGCCACGCGGTTCATCCGGGCGGAATCGGCGGCCTTTGTCAGCGGCGACGGGGTGGACAAGCCGAAGGGCTTCCTGCTGCCGGCCAAGGTGGCGAACGCGTCCTGGACCTGGGGAAGCCTGGGCTATGTGCCGTCGGGGGCGGCGGCGGATTTCCCCACGACCAATGCGGTCGATTGCATCGTCAACCTCGTCTATGCGCTTGGGGCGGATTACCGCGCCAATGCGACCTTCGTGATGAATTCGAAAACCGCCGGTGCGGTGCGCAAGATGAAGGATGCCGACGGGCGGTTCATGTGGTCGGACGGGTTGTCGATGGCGCAGCCTGCGCTGTTGATGGGCTATCCGGTTCTGGTCTGCGAGGACATGCCGGACATCGCCGCCAACGCCTATGCCATCGCGTTCGGGGATTTCAACGCGGGCTACACGATTGCCGAGCGCCCCGACCTGCGGGTGCTGCGCGACCCGTTCAGCGCCAAGCCGCATGTGCTGTTCTATGCGACCAAGCGGGTGGGTGGCGATGTTTCGGACTTTGCGGCGATCAAGCTGCTGAAGTTCGCGCTGTCCTGAGCGACGGCGGTAATACCCGGTCCTGAAAGGGGCCGGGTTCCGGGCGCGCGCCGGTTTCACCGTGCCGTCTAGCAGCTCCCCCCTCCGTCCGAGCGGTTCGGGGCGCGCGTCCATTCCGGGAGGAGGGGTTGGAGAGCGGACATGATGTTGACCGAACAGGCGAACGTGCCGGGATCGGCGCTGCCGGTACAGGGGTTGAAGGATCATCTGCGGCTGGGCACCGGGTTTTCGGACGACGGGATGCAGGATGCGCTGATCGAAAGCTATCTGCGGGCGGCGATGGCGGGGATCGAGGGGCGGACCGGCAAGGTGCTGCTGGCGCGGCGTTTCCTGTGGGTGCTGGAGGCATGGCGCGATCTGGCCGGGCAGGCGCTGCCGGTGGCCCCGGTGACGGGCGTGGTGTCGGTTTCGCTGGTGGATGCGGCGGGCGGGGTCAGCCTGGTCGACCCCGCCCGATATCGGCTGATGCCGGATACGCATCGCCCGAGGCTGGCGGCGGCGGGCGTGCTGCTGCCGGTGGTGCCGGTGGATGGCCGGGCGGAAGTGGTGTTCGATGCAGGTTACGGGGTCTGGGGGTCGGTTCCGGCCGATCTGGCGCAGGCGGTTCTGATGCTGGCGGCGGAGTTCTATGAGCGTCGGCACGAAGCGGGCACGGTGGCGGGGCTGCCGTTTGCGGTGCAGGCGCTGATCGAACGCTGGCGCAATGTGCGGGTTCTGGGCGGGGGGACGGCATGAGCGTGATGCTGAACCGGCCCCTGGTGCTGGAAGACCCGGTCGAAGTGGCGGACGGGGCGGGGGGGCTGACGGTTTCGTGGGTGCCGCTGGGGGTGATGTGGGGCGAGGTGCGGCCGTCGTCGGGGCGCGAGGTGGGGGGCGAAGAGGTGCGGGTCGCCTCGGTCGCCTTCCGGATCACCGTGCGGGGGGCGGCGGTTGGGTCGCCGCAGCGGCCCCGGCCCGAACAGCGGTTTCGCGATGGGGCCCGGGTGTTCGTGATCGTGGCGGTGACCGAGCGCGATCCGTCGGGGGCGTTTCTGACCTGTTTCGCGCGTGAGGAGGAACCGGCATGAGCTATGCGGCGGCGGCGGCGCTTCAGGCGGCGGTGTATGGGCGGTTGACCGGGTTTGCGGGTTTGACCGGAGTGGCGGTGCTGGATGCAGCCCCGCCGGGGGTTGGCCCGGAAACCTTTGTGCTGATCGGACCCGAGGTGGTGAACGATCGGTCGGATAAAACCGGCGCTGGCGCGGACCATCTGTTTTCGGTGGCGGTGATCAGCAAGGCCAGCGGATTTCGCACGGCCAAGGGGGTCGCTGGGGCGGTGTCGGAGGCGCTGGTGGGGGCGGCGCTGACGCTGACCACGGGGCGACTGGTGTATCTGGCTTTCGTGCAGGCCCGCGCCCGCAGGCTGGGCGACGGCGACGTGCGGCGGATCGACATGACGTTTCGGGCGCGGGTCGAGATTTGACTTTATCGAACCTTCTTGGCTGCTGATCCGAACTGTTCGGCAGCTTGATTGACAAAAACGGAGAGCGGATATGGCTGTGCAAAGCGGCAAGGATTTGCTGATCAAGGTCGACATGATCGGTGACGGATCGTTTGAAACGGTTGCGGGCCTGCGCGCCACGCGGATCAGTTTCAACGCGGAAACGGTCGATGTGACCAGCCTGGAAAGCACCGGCGGCTGGCGCGAGTTGCTGGCGGGGGCGGGGGTCAAGTCGGCCTCGATCGCAGGCTCGGGCGTGTTCCGCGACGCCAACACCGATGAACGGGCGCGGCAGATCTTCTTTGACGCCGAGATGCCGGAGTTCCAGGTGATCGTGCCGAATTTCGGGGTGGTGGAGGGGCCGTTCCAGATCACCTCGATCGAATATGCGGGCAGCCACAACGGCGAGGCGACCTACGAGATGTCGCTGGCATCGGCGGGCGCGCTGACCTTTACGGCGCTGTGATGGCGAACCCTTGGGCGGGGGAGGTGGCGATCTGGCTGGATGGCCAGCGCCACGTGGCCAAGCTGACCCTTGGGGCGCTGGCGGAACTGGAGGCGGCGCTGGAGGTGGGCACGCTGATGGAGCTGATCCAGCGGTTCGAGGGGCAGCGGTTTTCGACGCGGGACGTGCTGGCGCTGATCGTGGCGGGGCTGCGGGGCGGCGGCTGGCAGGGGACGGCAGCCGATCTGCGCACGGTTGAAATCGATGGCGGGCCGATGGCGGCGGCGCGGGCGGCGGCGGAGTTGCTGGCGCGGGCGTTCGCGGTGCCGGAGTGACGCTGGACTGGCCGGGGCTGATGCGGGCGGGGCTGCAGGGGCTGGGGCTGGAGCCTGCGGTGTTCTGGCGACTGACTCCGGTTGAATTGAAACTCATGCTGGGGGCGGACCGGATCGCCCCCGCGCTGACCCGGGCGCGGCTGGACGAATTGGCGGCGGCGTTTCCGGACATCACGAAAGGGCGGGACGATGGCGGAGATCGAGGATCTGCAGGACCAGATCGCGGCACTGGAGACCACGCTGGCCGGGGCGGCCAGCATGGCGGCGGCGTTTGACGGCGAGTTGGCGCGAATGCGCGACAGCCTGGTGTTCACCGGGCGCGAGGTGAATGCGCTGTCGTCGGGGTTTTCGGGCGGGCTGCGGCGGGCGTTCGACGGGGTGGTGTTCGACGGGCTGAAGCTGTCGGATGCGCTGCGCGGGCTGGCCAGTTCGCTGGCTGATACGGTGTTCAACGTGGCGTTTCGACCGGTGCAGAACGCGCTTGGGGGCGCGCTGGCGCAGGGGGTGAACGGGCTTTTCAGCGCGCTGCTGCCGTTCGAGAAGGGCGGGTCCTTTGCCCAAGGCCGGGTGATGCCCTTTGCCAAGGGCGGTGTCGTCAGTCAGCCGACCGCCTTTCCGATGCGGGGTGGGGCCGGGTTGATGGGCGAAGCGGGGCCGGAGGCGATCCTGCCGTTGGCCCGCGGGGCGGACGGGCGGCTGGGGGTTCAGGCCGGTGGTGCGCGGGCGGTGACGGTGGTGATGAACATCACGACGCCGGATGTGGCCGGGTTCCAACGCAGCCAAGCCCAGGTTGCGGCACAGGCGATGCGGGCGCTTAGCCGCGGTCAGCGCAACAGATAGGGGCGGGTCGATGAGCTTTCACGAGATACGGTTTCCGGTGAACCTGAGCTTCGGGTCGCTGGGGGGGCCGGAGCGGCGCACGGATGTGGTCACGCTGGCCAACGGGTTCGAGGAGCGCAACACGCCCTGGGCCCATTCGCGCAGGCGGTATGATGCGGGGCTGGGGCTGCGCAGTCTGGACGACGTCGATCTGCTGATCGCGTTCTTCGAGGCGCGGCGCGGGCAGTTGCACGGGTTCCGCTGGAAGGACTGGTCGGATTACCGGTCGTGCAAGCCGTCGCAGCAGGTTTCGCCGTTCGATCAGACGATTGGGCGCGGCGATGGGGTGACACTGACGTTTGCCTTGGTGAAAACCTATCGGTCGGGCGAGCAGACCTATGAACGGCCGGTGGTGAAGCCGGTTGCGGGAACGGTGCAGGTGGCGCTGGCCGGGGACCCCAAGGTTGCAACGGTGGAGTTCGAGGCAGATACGGCGACCGGATTGATTACCTTCGCCAGCCCGCCCGACATCGGCGTGCTGATCACGGCGGGGTTCGAGTTCGATGTGCCGGTTCGGTTCGACACGGATCGGCTGCAAACCTCGGTCGGGGCGTTTCAGGCGGGCGAAGTGCCGAATGTGCCGGTGATCGAGGTGCGGCTGTGAGCCTTTCTGATCATCTGGCGACCGGGGTGACCACGGTCTGTCGCGCCTGGTCGGTGCGGCGGCGGGATGGGGTGGTTTACGGCTTTACCGACCACGACCGCGACCTGAGCTTTGACGGGTTGGTGTTCCGGGCCAGTTCGGGGATGACGGCCCGGGTGTTGCAGCAGACCACCGGGCTTTCGGTCGACAATTCCGAGGCGATCGGGGCGCTGTCGGATGCGGCGGTGACCGAGGCCGATCTACTGGCCGGGCGGTTCGATGGCGCACAGGTGCAGTCGTGGCTGGTCAACTGGGCGGATGTCGCGGAGCGGGTCATGCAGTTTCGCGGCAGTTTCGGCGAGATCACCCGGGTGGCCGGGCAGTTTCGCGCCGAGTTGCGGGGCCAGACCGACGCGCTGAACCAGCCTCAGGGGCGGGTTTATCACCGGGCCTGTTCGGCCATTCTGGGGGATGCGGCCTGCGGATTTGATCTGGGACAGCCGGGGTTTGCGGCCGATGTCGCCCTGACCGGGGCGGCAGGCACGGTGCTGCGGCTGACCGGATTGGCCGAGTTCCCGACCGGCTGGTTCCGGCGCGGGCGGCTGGTGGTGCAAAGCGGGGCGGCGGCGGGCGGGGTCGCAGTGATCAAATCCGACACACGCGAGGACGCGGGGCGGGTGATCGAGCTGTGGGCCGGTCTGTCGGTCGATCTGGCGGCGGGCGATCTGGTGCGGCTGGAGGCCGGATGCGACTTGACCGCCGCCACCTGTCGGGACAAGTTTGCCAACTTTCTGAACTTTCGCGGCTTTCCGCATATTCCGGGGGATGATTGGCTGGGCTCTTATCCGGTGCCGTCACAGCCCAACGACGGCGGGAGCCTGCGCGGATGACCCAAGGGGCGCGGGTGGTTGCGGCGTCGCGCGGTTGGATCGGCACGCCCTATGTGCATCAGGCCTCTGCCAAGGGGGCGGGGGCCGATTGTCTGGGTCTGCTGCGCGGGGTCTGGCGCGAGGTTCTGGGCCGGGAGCCGGAGCCGGTGCCGCCTTACACGCCGGACTGGTCCGAGCCGTCGGGCCGCGAGGATCTGCTGGCGGCTGCGGGGCGGTGGCTGGTGTCCCGGCCGTTGCAAGGTGCTGCACCCGGCGATGTGCTGCTGTTTCGGATGCGGGCGGGATCGGTGGCCAAACATCTGGGCATTGCGGGGCGCGTCGGCCCCTGTCCGACCTTTATCCACGCCTATACCGGGCACGGCGTGATCGAGACCGCCCTTTCCGCACCCTGGGCGCGCCGCATCGTCGCGCGTTTCGCCTTTCCCACAGGAGAATGACCGATGGCCACGATACTGCTTTCAGCGGCCGGTGCCGGTCTGGGCGCCGGGTTCGGCGGCACTGTTCTTGGGCTGTCGGGGGCGGTGATCGGGCGGGCCGTCGGCGCGACGGTCGGCCGGGTGATCGACCAGCGGGTGCTGGGGGCCGGGTCCGAGCCGGTTGAAACCGGGCGGGTCGAGCGTTTCCGACTGATGGGGGCCAGCGAGGGCGGCGCGATTCCCCGGGTCTGGGGGCGGATGCGGGTGGCCGGGCAGGTGATCTGGGCCACCCGGTTTCAGGAACGGTCCACGCGATCCGGGGGGGGCAAGGGTGCCCCCCGCCCGCAATCCACCAGTTTCTCCTATTCGGTCTCGTTGGGCATCGCGCTGTGTGAAGGCGAGATCACCCGGGTCGGCCGCATCTGGGCCGATGGCGTCGAGATCGGCCCCGGCAGCCTCGATCTGCGGGTGTATCCGGGGAGCGCGACCCAATTGCCCGATCCCAAGATCGAGGCGGTCGAAGGGCCGGGTCTGGCACCTTCGTATCGGGGGGTGGCCTATGTCGTGATCGAAGACCTCGATCTGTCGGCCTATGGCAACCGGGTGCCGCAGTTTTCGTTCGAGGTCGTGCGTCGCGCGAAAGGGGAGGCGGCGAGCGCCGAACTCGACCTGCACGACTGCGTCCGCGCGGTCTGTCTGATCCCGGGCACGGGGGAATATTCCTATGCAACGACGCCGGTGCACTACAGCGACGGGCCTGGGATCAACCGGTCGGCCAATGTCAATTCGATCGCCGGAGTGACGGACTTTTCAGCCTCGCTGACCCAGTTGCGCGAAGAACTGCCGCGGGTCGGCTCGGCGTCGCTGGTTGTCAGTTGGTTTGGCAGCGATCTGCGCTGTGCGACCTGTGCGGTGCAGCCGAAAGTCGAGCAGATTGCCCAAGATGGCGTCGGGATGCCGTGGCGCGCGGGCGGCATCGCCCGGAGTGCGGCGGCTGTGGTGCCGACCCTGCAGGGGCAATCGGTCTATGGCGGCACCCCTGCGGATGCGTCGGTGATCGAGGCGATCCGGGCCTTGCGCGAGGCGGGGCAAGAGGTCATGTTCTATCCGTTCCTGCTGATGGACCAGCTTGCGGGCAATGCGTTGCCGGACCCCTGGACCGGCGCGGCAGGCCAGCCCGCCTTGCCCTGGCGCGGGCGGATCACGCTCAGCGTGGCTCCGGGGCAGGTCGGCAGCCCGGATCGGACCGCCGCCGCCGCCGCAGAGGTTGCCGCGTTTTTCGGTGCGGCAGGGGTCGCGGATTTCGCGGTGTCGGGCGAGACGGTGACCTATACCGGGCCGGACAGTTGGGGATATCGGCGGTTCATCCTGCACTATGCGCATCTGTGCCTCGCCGCAGGCGGGGTTGACGCGTTCTGCATCGGGTCCGAACTGCGGGGCCTGACGCAAATCCGGGGGGCGGCGGACAGCTTTCCAACGGTGCAGGCCCTTGTGCAGCTTGCAGCCGACGTCCGGTCGATCCT